GGTCTCTACAACCACTTCGTAGAGTGCTGCCGTAGCCATGCCGGGATATTGGCTTTCCAAAACCATAGGGATATCTTGCCGGACCTTATACAGGTGTTCCTTGTAATTAACCTTCATTCCCTTGGATAAGGATTCGTCTATATATTCCGCCCAATCGGGATACAGCGATTTAACCTTTAAAGATTCACTGTCTGTCAGGCTCAATGTCTGTATCTGTTTTTTGGCGGATTCCACCATGTTTTGTGCGGATGCAGCCAATATGTAATCAGCGCTATAAGGTTGCGGTTCGTGATTCCATTCTTCCGATTCCATGATTTGTACAAATTCGGGGTCATCCATTCTGTAGGTAGGGAAGGAGTCCTTTGGGAAGAGGTTAACGAATTCTTCATGCAGCACTACTTTCGTGCCGTCTGCGTTGCTTCGCATTGTCGGCATAGCCAACAGTCCATGTTGGGTCAGCCATTCTATTGTAACGATTGTATATCTCATTGTCCAATTATATTAGTTAATACGTAATCAATTAATTCTTGCTCTGTGAATCCGTCTGCCTCTGTTGGTATGGAGTCGAAGGCTATGGAGTTGTAGAAGGCGCATTTCATATATAAACCACCTAATCTTATTTTGAAAAAGAAAGGACTTAACGAGTTGGTTTCATTTACTCCTGAATTTACTGCCGTTATAATTTGTTTCTTGCTTTGAAGCTCATTGGAAGTTTGACTTTCATTCAATACGCCGTTAATATAAGTTTTTCCTTTAGTATTATAATTATTATAAGCAATCTTATCACTTGAAGTAATTACTGCAAATAAATGCCAACCTGATGTAAAGCGTTGGTCATATAAACATCTATCGAGCATCATCGGATTAACCGTCATAAACAGCATCTTCACCCCACTACTCAGATTCTCTACCAATCCGTAATCATCTACACCATCTGTCACTAATGCACCGGGATATTCGGGTATCTGAGTAATAGTGATGTCTGTGGAGTAGGGTTGGTCAGCAACTAAAGTGATATATCTATAATTAGGACTTGGCGAGTCTGTAATATCGAATGCAACTTGATTATCGCCATTATGTAATTCAATTTTTAAATCATATTGAGTATTAAATTGCATTACGTATACTTTATTGTCATCCTTTATTCCTTCTACATGCCAATTAACATGCAATATATTCCCATTATAATTTTGTACATAATAAAAGCCAAACCCCGTACCGTTTGATTTAGACAATTTACCTCTTACATATCTGTCGTGTATCGTTTCAAATTCAATGCCTTTATCTTGATTAAAAGGCATATTCTTATATCCATCTATACCCGACATGCCATTGAACAAGAAGTTATTTAACTTCATCCGTCTTCCTTTACCCGACAAGTCCTGCAAGTAAGCAGACTCCTTCAATGTTTCGTTGGTCGCACCTTGCTTCTTTACGTCATAATAAAAGACAACATGCTCCCTTATCCATTGAGGGATAGGGGAAGGCTTGGAACCACCGCCACTCGAACGGATTTCGCCAATGTGATTCAGTGCGATTGTATTCAACCGCACCGAATTTAAAGATATTGTGTTAACCTTCATATCACTCCAAAATTAATGCCTTGACAGGCTTAACATTGCACTGAATCTTGATATGCTGCTCACCAATGACACCTTCGATGTTCTTCTGCCAAACCGTTCCAACACCGTAATCGACTTCAAACGCCACCCAATTCTCACCGTCCAAACTCTGATACAATACCACCTTGGACGGATGTGTATCGAATACCAATTGCAAACCAAATGTAGACGCAGCAGGCTGAAACTTATACTCCTGATTGGAGCCGGATGCTGCAAAATTGCCGGTTATATCCTTTAATGCCATAATTGTAGATTTTATAAACTTAATACCTGTTTCCGATTCTTACCATCTGCCCTAAAGCTTACATGTACCCATGCGAAGTTGCTCTCATCAATCAACTGGTCATAAGGCAGATTCTTGCGGATATACTCAAACAACAGCTTATTCTGTTGTCTGTCTCCTGTGTCAATATCGGCTGCTTCACCCTTCATGTGCTGAGAAGACTTGCTTCCCTTGACGGCTTCATTCAGCTCCGGACAGCGATAACCGCTGTTTACTGTTATAGGCTTTCCCCACCATGTGCGTAATGGGTCCAGCACGTTATCCACCAAGGCAGTAAGAGCCGTTACATGCTCCTGTCTGCATCTGTTGTTGATACCCAAGCGGTCGGCAGTCGTGGACTTGCACAGCTCCGCAATTGTAAAAAATTTCATTTCTTTTCCTCCTTAATTACTTCTTTAATATCTTCTTTGTCAACTTTTAATGTCTTGCCGAAAATCAGCCTGAACGCTTCGACAATATTCAGCTCGATTCCCTTCGGCTTAAGTATGTTGCTGATAATCGAGCACATTTCCAAAAAACACACCATCAGGCAGGAATACATATCGATGTCGTAACGGCTGCCCGATGCCTTGTTTATCATCACCACCATAAAAACGAAGCTGAAGTATGTAACCATCTTGCCCATGGTTCGCCTTACCGCCCGACTGAACCGGACCTGTTCGCCCATTATGATACTCTTTCTCAGCCCGCAGGCTAAATCACATATAATCACGGCAGCAGACACTATCAGCCACGGAATCATGTGTTCTATGCTCTCCTGAACGAATGCGGTAGCTATTCCTGCCAATCCTCCGGCTACGCTCTTATCGATGCCATCTCTAACTATTGCACTAATCATTTGTCGGATTAATTTTTAATGTTATATTTGCAAAACCTTGTTAACCGGACGAGAAAGCTAATCTTGATTCCCTGCCAGCCTGAGAAGGTATGCAGGGAATTTCCCTATCTTAGCCTAATCAAGATTAAACACAAGCTTGCTCGGATAGCCACGGGTATAGTCATAATTAATCAGCTCTTCAAGCGTACTTAATCCGGATACCTCAGATAGATGCTGCTGTGTGACATTATAGCATGATAATGCATACAACTCCAATTGGGCAAGCATCTGTAGTGCCACATCTATTGGGATGGTGTAATTAATCCCCTTAAGCCAAAGAACGGTATCAGTCTTTTTGGTACTCTTCTCAATGTTGATGCTGTTCATCAGACCTACACGCATTTCCTTGGAGAGCCACATCTTCTTGCCGGCAAGGGTAAATTCGTTCACATGGTCAGACACATCATATTCTTTGATGCTTTTCTCCAGTTCCCGGACCAATGATTTTCTTACCGACTCTTCATCATTCGTATCACAGTCTACCCATAATGTATCATATATATATGCTGTCCTTTCTACAGTACCTTCCATCGCAGGATAAGTAACCGTTTCTTCATTGACGCATACCAATGCCTTCTTGCCTGAATAGGTTATTAAAGGCATACACACATCAAATTCATTTCTTTCTGTTTTCATAATCATTCTGTTATAATTCGATAAAAGGGATAGCGAAAGCTCCAGCGTAAGAATCTGCTTTAGCGTCAGCATAGTTACTGCAACTTGCTGTGCGAATTGAGGCGTTGTTGGTTTGAGCAAAACAGCCGACAGCAGTGCTATGCAAACTGCGTTCCCCTGCGTTTATATTATCGTTGATGTACAACCATAGATAAGCATTTTCATAATTACGAGCCCCCCCCTCAACAGTCTCCGCGCAGAAAAGCGAAAAATCATAATCTGATTTCTTTACCCATTGTTCATAAAGGACAGGAAGATTTATTCCCGAATATTCCTTCTTTAGATCCAAACCTCTTTCCATGTCACATTCTTCATTGTCAGGAACACGATATGTATAAGTAGTTCTTGCAGGAATTCTGTTCACATTTGATGCGCAACGGAATTGAACAGGAAGATTATTACCTTCAGGATCCTTTCTGGCAATGTAATATGCTCCATCTAGTATGCGAAATAATCCAACTAACGGAAGATTCCAACCTCTATATATAGGAATCGATCGTTTCAGAATGCCGACTCCTGAATCCATTACCGTACCGTCAGACCATGCAACACCGTCAGCAAACTCCATCTTGGTGTAAGAGTTTACAACGGCTGTCATTACTCCGTCTGCCATTCCTTCACATCCGGGGACATTTCTCACCACGTAGTAATGCTTGCAGGCTTCCATGCCTGCGCCCGTAGACAGGTTGACAGAACCATCGGTTGTACATGACACATTGCCTTCCGGGTCTAGAAAGAATATATTCCCAATACTTCCTATCTTTGACACGAGTCCTGCCTTGGATATGCCGTTCAATAGTCTTTGGGCTTCCATTATTTCTAAGAATCCGTACCATGAGTTTCCTGTTACTCCACCAATCAAACGCTGTTTGTCAGATGAACCTGATAGAGACACTGCTTTATCGCCTAATAAATTAATGTATTTAACTGTACCTCCGGCTATCGCCTTCCATCCACTATTTGCAGAAATTTCATTATCTGCAAATGTTTGTGCATCAACACTATCCAAAGTGGTACAACCTACACCAAACAGGTTTAACCGGGTATGTGCCCATGTGCCTATCTCAAAACTCATCAGACAAATAATGATTTCATAGAACTCATAATACATTCCCATATATGGACGATTGGTCGCTTCGTCTGCATTCTTTGCCTGTGCATTCTTGATTGCTTGTACTGCGGACACATATTGTGTCGGGAATCCTCCACCACTTGTTTTGTAGCTTTTTTTGAATATCTTCAAAGGTTCGGTGTATGTCCCGATTGCGTTCTTATTATAGACATAATGGGCGCAATTTCTTACATCACCTTCCAACTTGGCGGTAACACATTCACCGGGGACGATGGCAAACGGTCTGATTCGCTTTGCTTGCTTCCCTCCGATACCAAAGGGCAGCAAGGACAATGCCACGATGTTATATTCTCCTTCCGTACTTCCCTGTGGCGTATATTGGCAGGTGGTGCGTAAGTAATATAAATCGCAATCGGTGAAGTTCATCACATCTCCATCAGTTCCGTCTATGGCAATATCCCTGCCATCGACAGATTGAGTAAGTCTTCCCGGTGCACATTGTTTTAACAACTTGCCATTCTTAAACACTCCAAGATGCAGATGTGACGCCAACGAGCGAAGTTTTGATGTGTTCCCAAATGTAACCTGTGCATCCGGGTCCGCACTTCCGTTTACTCTTGCGAATCCACATGCACCCAAGGCTTCCAGCTCATTTGCCAGTGCTTCGATAGCGGTTGCGTTGACTTCCTCAGCTGCTTGTGCACGTTTTGTTTCATCAAGAATTCGCTCATTCAATTCGGCTAGCTCTTCCGTAAGGTTTTTACGCGTAGTCGGATGTACCACCGCATCAGTGGTTGTAGCAGGATAAATAGTCTGCCCGCCTTTGGTAAGTTTATGAATTTTAGCCATATAATTCTTATTTTAATTTCGTAAATCTATTTTTATCGGTTTCCGATTAAAGGAAACCACTCAATACATCTTCGTATTCCTTGTCGGAAATTGGAGAGGAAGAAAGCATCTCATTCTGTACATCCTTTACCACAGAGTCCTTTAATTCGGCACGCTGTTCCTCTGTCATGGAATCCCATGTCATTGGGTCTCCCTTATCGCCTTTCTGGTAGTTTGGATAAACGTCAATTGTACCTGTACTGTCATCAGACTTGCCATTGACAAGAACGATGCCTGTAAACTCCATGGATACAAGGTTACAGATACCATCAGCGAAATCAGCATCAGTAAGGTAATACTCGCGTCTGACCGTCAGGTTGCCCGGACGCATGCCATGATTATCAAACACAACCAGCAGGCTTCCATCATCCAGCCTGCGACAGTTCTTGTAGTCGTGTCCGTCAAAAGAGACAACAACGGGTTTCGACAATGCTGTCTGATAAGTAAACCGGAAAGGAGTTTTCAGGTCTCCATTCAGATTTTTCTCTATGATTTTAAAATCGGACTGATAATTGATTCTCATAACTATAATATTGATGTTATATCGTCAATAGCTTCGGCAGACAGATACTTCTTATCAGCGTCTACGGTTTTCTGATAAGGTGTTAAATCAGGTGCCACGTATCTTTTCAACGTAT